CGTGCCTGTGAGGCGTGTGGCATCGTCAAGCCGCTCGACCGTCGCAGGTGGCCTCTTGTCCCCGGAACCCAGCACACTCTCCAGCCGATCTGCAAAGCCTGCTACAAGCTGGTCAAGCACCGGCAGAAGATTGAGACAACCTCCCGGCGGGCGGCGGAAGCGTTCATGCAGGCCCCGCTTGTCCGCAAGGGCGGCAGCAACATCCCCCACTCCACTGAGTTGCTGGAGTCGATCTACGGACTCTTTGGTGGTGTCAACGGGCTGGCCAACGAACTGGCCCACACCTACCACTCAGCCCCTCCCGGCGGGCGTATCCGCACCAGCATTCTGGAGACTGTGGTCAGGCTCACGAACAACGTGGCGGATAGCGGGGCAGTCCAGAAGCCGGTGTCGCTCCTCACTGACGATGAGTTGGAGCAGAGGCTTGCCCAGAAGATTGCGTTGGCTGCGGAGTCCCAGAAGAATCTGGACTACCTGAACCAGTCCACTGAGGTGGAAATCCCGGCTGGGATGATTCAGGCCAACCAGATTCCTGTGGCCGAGATAGAGCAGGCCATGAACATGAGCCGCCTTGTGGAGGTCCCACATGGCGAACCCTCTTGATAATGTCTCGCAGCACTCCAGACAGGAGATGCTCGACCTACAGAGGGAGTTGGCATCCCGCCAGCTTGAGTCTGTCAGGCTCTATCGACCCAATGCCAACCAGCAACCCTTCCATGACTGCATGGCTTCAGAGCGTGTTGTGCTGGGGGGAAATCGGAGCGGCAAGACTACGGCTGCCATGCTGGAGTTCGCGTGGGCTGTAACCGGGACGCACCCCATTGAAGGGAAGTACCCGAAGGAAAACGGCACAGCGGTGGTTGTGGGGGCCGACTGGCGGCACATCGGGATGGTGTGCGTGAGGGGCTTATTCAAGGCAGGGGCATTTAAGATCATTCAGGATGCCCATACTAAAGAGTGGCGGGCGTATGACCCGGTTGCGGACAAGGCCCGGGAGTCCGAGGCCAAGCCCTCCCCGCCCCTGATTCCGCCCCGGATGATCAAGAACATTAGCTGGGTTCTGAAGTCCGCAGGGTATATGCAGTCCTGCGAGTTGACCAACGGATGGCAAATCTACTTCTTCTCGTCTGAGGGTGATCCTCCACAGGGCTACCGTGCCCATCTTGCTTGGATTGACGAGGACTTGGCTTCCGAAAGCACTTGGCTGGCTGAGTTACAAGCTCGTCTTGCTGACTACAAAGGGCGGCTGGTGTGGTCGGCAACCCCGCACTCCAAGAATGACGCGCTCTTTGGCCTGTGCGAACGGGCTGACAAGGCGGCAGAGGAAGGGCATGACAACCCCAAGAAGTTCGTCCTGCGGTTCCTCGACAACGAACACATCTCCAAGGAAGCCCGTGCCCTAGCTGTGGAACAGTGGGCCGCACAGGGCGAGGAAGTCCTGAGGATGAGAGCGGAGGGTGAGTTCACCTTCGACTCCGTTCTCATGTACGGCAGTTTCAACATGGGAGTCCACGGCTTTTCCCGTAACGAACTGCCTGACGGCCAGATTCCCGCAGACTGGTGCAGGTATGCGGCCATCGACCCGGGCCATGCCATCTGTGCGGTGATGTTCGCGGCCATCCCACCGTCCGGGGACTTCGTTCTCCTCTATGACGAACTGTACATCCCCAACTGTTCCGCCGTGGTCTTTGCCGAGAAGTTCGCAAACAAGCTGGCAGGGCAGCCCCAGCATTACGCCTTTTTGATTGACTCCCACGGTGCGCGTTTAACGGATATAGGCGGCGGCAGGTCCCCCGGCCAGCAGTATTCGGAGCAGTTGGAGATGCTAGGCATCCGCTCAAAGGCCACCGGCTCGTCCTTCATGCACGGGTCAGATGACATTATGGCTGGAATTGAGAGTGTGCGTAACGCCATGCACATCCGGGCTAATGGAACCACCAAGTTGCGAGTGCTGGAGGGAGCATTGCCCAATTTCCAGAGAGAAATTAAGCGTTACAAAAGGCAGTCCACAGTCGTTGGCGGGCAAAGCATCGTTCTTGATAAGCCCCATCCGCGTTCGGTTTCCCACCTCATGGACTGCCTTCGCTACCTGATGGCTGCGGACATTCGCTACCACAAACCAGAAGAGAAGCGTGAATCTGCTTGGTGGGAGGGGTGGATAGCAAAACGGCGGCGAGAGCGAGGGGAGGAAAGCAACGTGGTGTACCTCGCCCCCTCTTCCTACACATCGCAAACCTACGTCGCGTAACACAGTCTGTCGGAGACAGACATGACCCTCTGGTTGTCAGAGCGGAACCGCTGTGGTAACGCTGAGAGGAGGAGGGTTACCGATGACCAAAGAAGAGTTTGACGCTGCGGTGAAGGCTTTGCGGGGGAAGGTTGCGCCGAAGAAAGCCAACAAAAAGAAAGCAGATTCCACGCCGGAAGAGTGGGCTGCGAACGCTGACTACATGATTAAGTGGCAGTCTGAAAACCGCGACAAGACCAGAGAGTATGTCCGTAGGTGGAGTGCTGCAAATCCAGAGCGGATCAAGGAGCTTGGGCAGCAGTGGCGAAAAGCCAATCCGGGGCTTAGCACCAAGTGGAAACGCGCCAACGCCGATAAGTCCCGCGATTACGCTCGAAACTATCAGGCGACCCGGAAAAACAATGACCCTACCTTCAAGTTGCTGGCTATCCTCCGCGACCGGCTAAACGTTGCCATCAGGCGCAACGCCAAGAAAGGTTCTGCCGTCCGCGACCTTGGGTGTTCTGTTGACGAACTCTGGGCACACCTTGAATCCAAGTTCCAGCCCGGGATGACCCGCGAGAACATGGGTAAGGCATGGGAAATTGATCATATCTTTCCGTTGTCCAAGGCCAATCTAAAAGAAAGTCGAGTGGAGTTTCTGGCTGCCAACAACTGGCGGAACCTCCAACCTTTGACACCAAAACAGAATCGGGAGAAGGGCGGCACTGTAACTCCAGAAGCTCAAGCTCTGTTTGACCAACTGAAGGCTGAGTTCGCCGGAACGTAACTATTGCCCGCCTACAGGGTGTCGATACGCTTACGCCAAGTAAGTTCATTTCCCATGGGAGGCAAAACCATGTATGCGATGCCCGAGATTGAAGTTGGTGATTTGTGTTTCTGGCATGACGATCCCCTTAATTCGTCCCCGCCCAGCCTAGGCTGGTGTATCCAACGAGGTAGGGAAACTATCTCTGTGTTGGTGTTCACAGACACAAGCGGGTTCGTTGAGAAAAAGAGCGTTCGGTTCAAGGATGACCCGTTCTGGAAAACCAGTGAGATGGCTGGCAACTGGAGCCAGTGGGGGTGTTGGGCTCCGCATCCGCACACCGAAACCCTCAAGGAAATCCGTAGTTTCTTGACAAAGCTCAAGATGGCCGAGGCCCGCACCCCGGTGGAGGAGCCTGTTCGCCGTGGCCCCGGTCGCCCGCCCAAGGTGGAAGTGGAGGTGGCCGAATGAGTCGCCTTCTTACGGCTTTCACGATGTGTTTGATCTTGACGGGGGTGGCTCACGCAAAGCCCCGTCGCCAGTACCAGCAAGGTCAGCCGGTCCAGAACATGGTCAGGGCGGCTACCAACACCGCTCAGGGTGTGGCTGAAGCCTGTGCCCGCATGGGGCGGCTCCAGCACCTTGGTGGTAACTCTGGCCCAGAAGGGTTGGGCATGGGCTCCACCCCGGACGCTGCCTACCGGAACTGTTGCTTTGCCAACAGCGGGATGCCGGACGTTGACGTTGGTTACGCACAAGGCCCAAGCGGTCAGTGGTACTGTTGTCGCAGATACGGGGGGAAGTGATGGACGAGAACCTTGACCCAGACGTTCCAATGGCAGGTGGTGATCCCAGCCAACTGGCTGATCCACCCCCTGACGTAATCCCAGAGAGGCAAATGGAAGATGCGCTCAGGGCTATCTCCACCACTTGGTTGCGCAAGCTCGACCTTGCCCGTAAGGCAAAGAAGGCTTTCTCCGAGGATGCCCGGGAAGCGATGAATTTCTTCGACGGTGGGGAGAACTTCTTCTGGAAAGAGGGTGCGGCCCCTTACTCCAAGATTTCTCCCCCCAGCTTTCGGATGACTGTGAACCGTGCTTTTGAGGCTGTGAAGCTCATTGGCTCAGTGATCTATGCCCGTAACCCGGTGCGGACTGTTACAGCCAAGAAGTTCCCTGCCGTCCCGCCTGAGGCTGTTGGCATTGATGCAAGCCAGCCGCCACAGATGGACCCGATGACTGGTCAGCCGATGCTGCCCCCGGAGGTCGAGCAGTACGTTCAGGCCAGCCAACAGATCGGCATGGTCGAGAAGCAGCGGGATGCCTTCTCCGAGATCGTCAGTGCCTATTTGAACTACACCCCCGGCCAGTTGAACTTGAAGGAACACACTCGCAAGGTGGTGGACGAGGGCATCCTCAAGGGGATGGGTGTCTGGTGGACCGAACTGATTGAGATGGGCGGCGAGGACGGCCCGCCGGTTGGGCTCATCGGCTCCTTCCATGATTCCGTGGACAACCTGCTTCTGGACCCGGACGCTGACGAACAGGAAGACATCCTGTGGTGCGCCCGCCGCTGCGTTCACCCGATTGCCGAGGTGGCCGAGAAGTACGGCTTGGATCGTGCCGAACTGAAGGGGCACATGGAGAGCTTCGTGGCCCGGTCTATGGAAGAAGACCGTGGCTACAAGATGAAGAAGAAGAACGGCAAAACGAACGATTTGATTGTCTATTGGAAAATCTACTCCAAGACTGGCTTTGGCCACACGCTCAAGGGTGCCCCTAAAGAGTTCGCCCAGATGTTCGATGGGCTGGGCCCGAACTGTTATCTGGTGGTGGCAGAGGGTGTGGATTTCCCCCTGAATTGCCCCAAAGAAGTGGCAATGGAGGAGCCCGACGAGACAGGTCTTCCCAACAGCTTGTTCACCCGGACCCGCTGGCCAATCCCGTTTTATGCGGATCACAACGGGTGGCCGTTCACCCCGCTCCAGTTCCACCGAAAGCCCGGGTCAGTGTGGCCGATCAGTCACATGAAACCGGGTATGCCGGAATTGAAATTCCTGAACTGGGCACTTTCCTTCCTTGCCACCCGGGTGATGATCTCGTCCAAGACTCTGGTGGGCGTGAGCAAGGCAGCGGGAGATGACATCAAGGATCAACTCCTCAAGCACGAACAGTCCGGCTTCTCCATGTTGGAGTTGTCCGAGACTCTTGGCCGGTCGGTGAATGACATCGTGTCTGTCCTCCAGCTTCCGCAGGTCAGCCCGGAGTTATGGCAAATCGTCCAAGCCGTGTCGGAGATGTTCGACAAGCGGGTTGGTTTGACAGAACTCACTTACGGTATGACCAGAAATTCCTATAGAAGTGCCGCAGAGGCGCAGGTGAAGTCGGAGCAGATTTCGGTCAGGCCGGATGACATGGCCTCCGCGCTGGAGGACGCTATGTCCATGCTGGCCCGCCGTGAAGCTCTGGCAGCCCGTTGGTTACTCCAAGAGCAGGACATCGCTCCTGTGCTTGGCCCCATCGGTGCGTCTGTCTGGAAGAGTCTTCAGGAACAGGTGAGCTTGGGCCAGCTTGCGATGAACTACGACTACCGCATTGAGGCCGGTAGCGCAAGGAAGCCCAACAAAGCTGGGAAGATTGAAGCATTAAACATAGCACTCCAGACGATGGGGCCTGTGTTGCAGGGCCTTCTTGCGCAAGGTGTTGTTGGGCCTTGGAATGCCCTGATGGCAGATTACTGCGAGGCCATCGACGTTGACGCATCTGGATACATGGTGCCAGAGCCGCCGCCGCAGCCTCCCCAGCCACCAGCCGGACCAGCCGATGCCGCCTCCCCGGCCCCGGAAGGTGGCGGGGAGGTTCCGCCCCCTGAGCCCATTCCCCCGGAGATGCAGCCGTGATCGAACTTCCGTTTGAGATCAAGAACGCACCCAAGCACGTTCAGGACCACTACAAGAAGGTCTTGGCTATGGGTTACGGGGAGCGTTGGGCCTTGATGACGGCTCTTCAGCAACCCCCGGGCACCCAAGGCACCGACCGGGCCTTCATGCAGGGACGGCTCGACGGTAACTGGATGGACGGGCTGCCGCCCCGAATGGCCAAGAAGATGGCCCGTGAAGCCAAGGCGGCTGGGATCAACGTGAGCGGAAAGTATTACTTGGGCGGGCTTGCAGACAAGCGTGGGCACATGGACCCCAGTGCTTGGGTGGACTCTGTGTCCGACATCAAGCGAGTAGCCAAGGCCCGCAACCTCAACGTGAGTGGCATCTGTAACGTCGAGGGCCATGAGGTCGAGCCGGTTCGTGCCGCCCTCAACCCCAAGATTGTGAACAAGCTGGCCAAGAAAGCGATGGCAAGTGACCCCAAGCTGACCCGCCAAGAGGCTGTCCGGCAGGTGAAGGAAAAGCACTCACCAGCGTGGAGGCGGAGCAAGTAGCGGTTCAGTTTCGGCTGGCCGGGACATAAATAGTGCAGGAGACTCTGCATGGCCGACTGTTCCCCAGCCATTCCCTGCCACACACCCAGCACCCATTCCAACTGTGCCTCTGATGAGAGGGGCTACCAGAGGATCAGGTTCCGCCAGGACACGGCTGAGAACTGGCTGAAGAACGACCCCATTCTTGCTTCTGGGGAAATGGGATATGTAATTGGTGCCACCGATGGCCCGAACCTCAAAGTAGGCGACGGGTGGGTGAGGTGGTCCCAGCTTCCTTGGATAGCGAGTGGTGACGGCACCGCTGGCACTCCCGGGCCACAGGGTCCAGCCGGTCCAGAAGGCCCTCCCGGCCATGATGCCCTACACATTGTCTCCGAGGTAGAGCCGCCACCCGGGCAAGAGATCGGTGACCTGTGGATTGACCCCACTGCCGACATCCAAGCTGCGACCATCGACGTTCTGGCTGCGATTCGCGGCAAGGTTATTGCCCCCAAGGCCATCGACTTGGACGGCCCCAACACCCTCTTTATCACGGCCAATCCAGACGGCACTGCCAAGCTCTCACTCCGGGTAGACGGCACTCCCCTCAAGGGCATTGTCGAGGAGAGCATAGCCACCGAAGAGTGGGTGCTTGCCAATACCGGCAACATCTACGTTGGCACCACTGCACCGGGCAACCTCTCCACGCTCTGGCTGAACCCGGCTGGTGGTGGCATTGCTCCCACCGTCGAGCCGCCGTTCGTGGTGTCTGACCTAGCCCCAACGACCACCTCTAGTATCTGGATCAATCCAAAGGGATAGCCATGCCAAGCCTGAATTACTTCGACAAGGACAAGCAGGAGTGGGTTGCCATCCCTCTGGGCGGCGGCACTGATGCTGACCTGTCTGCCTATGCGACCACTGAATATGTCGATGGTCAAACAGGCGAGATCAAGGCCGCTGCTACGGTTGCCTTCACGGAGCGGTACACCAAGCAAGAGGTAGATGCAAAGGTTGCGGCCCTTCAGCAAGGCGTGACTGATGCCAATCTTGGAGTGCAGAGTGTTGCCGACCAAAGCACTTTCGTTGCAGAACAGATCGGCATCCAGACTGCCGCCAAACTCGACCTCAAGGCTGACAAGGCCACGACCTACACCAAGCCCGAAGTGGACGAAGCCATTGCTGGTGCTGTCAGCGGCCAGCTTACCCCAGAGCAGATCACTGAAATCATCTCTCAGGTTGGCCCGGTTGACCTTACCGATTACGCCAAGATCAGTGACAACGCGCAGGCCATCCTTGCCAAGACTGTGGTGACCCAAGCTGTTGGCTTTGGTGACGCTGCCCTGCCCCCTGTTGCTCTGACCTATACCGACACTGGAGAAGGCTACGGCCCCCGGCTGGTTCTTGCGATTGGCATGGTCAACGAATATGTGGCCCTGCGGTCGGACTTCGATCCCTTTGTCAGCCGCATCGACGCACTTGAGAGCAAAGCCGCTCCGACGATTGATGCCTACACGAAGGCTCAGGTTGACTCCAAGTTCCTGACGCTTGTGGATATTGACCAGTTCGCTTACCGGGCTGACGTTTACACCCAGAAGCAGGCCGATGACCGCTTCATGCGGATTGACCAAGCATTCAGCAAGGTTGACTTTGATAACCAGATGGCCCTGATGCTGTACTCCCGCAAGCAAGTCGATGACAAGCTGGCGGCGATCAGTCCCGTTGGTGCCAATTCGATCAACGACCCCGCACTGGCTGGCTTCAAGACCTCCATCCTCGACGCTGTGAAGCTGATGCTTGTTGGTGGCACCAAGCAGCCGCCTTCAGACATTGATTGGACTCCGATCATCCGCATGGACGGGACAAAAGAAACTCCCTCAACGGAGATTCAGGCGAGGATGCTTGGCGGGTTCATCGAACTCAAGGGCACACTGACGTTTGTGGCGGGTGCTGCCGAGTGGAATCCGCTGCGACTGCCGCCTCAGTTCCCTCTTGCAGACATCGACGCGAACTACCCGCTTGCCATGCGGCTTACCGGCACAGCGGTGACATACGGGTTCTGCACTGTGAGCAGCAAGAGCCGCGACATCAGGGTGAGTCCCGGCGCAAAGTCAAACGAGGCTAACTTCTCAGGCATTCGCTGGAAGGCAGCCTACTGATGCAGATCGACACAGTTGTCGTCTGGGCAGTCATTGTCCTAGGCGGGCTATTTATCTCTGGATACCTAGTTGGCCTTGCCATTGGTTGGTGGATGGACGCAGAGCATCGGGCACTCCAAAGATGGCTAGACGAACACATTCGCCAACTCAAAGAAGATGAGGAGAAATACAAGTAATGGCCGCAATGTACTACTGGTCAGGCACTGAGTGGCTCCCCATCTCCACAGGTGGCGGCTCTGACTCCGCACACATTGTCTCTGACACCATGCCCACCACCCCGGCGGCTGTCGGTGACTTGTGGATTCAGCCCAATGGCACTGCACCTCCCGGCTCTCCGGGTGAAGGTGAACCCGGCCCTCAAGGCGAACCGGGCCTTGCTGCCACAATCGAAGTAGCCGAAACGATCACGATTGAAGGTGGACTGCCAGCCGAAGTGATCAATATCGGCAACGAGAACAAGGCATCCCTGTCGTTCAAGATTCCGCAGGGAATACCCGGCGTGAAGGGTGAGGCCGGTGTAGCTGGCCCCGCTGGCCCGCAGGGTGAGCAGGGCATCCAAGGCACAGAAGGCATTCAGGGTCCTCAAGGTATTCAAGGTCAGCCGGGTCTTGGGATCAGGTATGCAGGCACAGTTGCCACCCAAGGCGACCTTCCAGCTTCTGCCACTCAGGGCGACCTCTATGTTGTCTCGACCCCCGAGCCAGCTAGGGGTTTTGTTTGGGATGACACTAAGGCGGCATGGCAAGACTCTGGCCCAGTGCAAGGCCCACAGGGTGTGGCGGGTCCCCAAGGCATTCAAGGCATTCAGGGAGAACCCGGGGTTGCTGGCCCCAAGGGTGATTCTGTCACTGGTCCCGCTGGCCCGCAGGGTGAAGTCGGACCCGCTGGCCCTACCGCTATTGCCACTGCCACTGTTCTTGGTGGAGTGAAGATTGGTAGTGGAATCACGGTCACGGCTGACGGCACCATCAGTGCAAGTGCTGGTAGTGACTATGTGTTGCCTAAGGCAAGTGCTGCAATTCTGGGCGGCATCAAGATCGGCACTGGCTTGGCAATTGATGCCAATGGAGTTTGCACGGCTTCCCTTGCTGGCAACTATGTCAACAAGGCAGGGGATGTCATGAACGGCCCCCTAAGGTATGCGCCAAACGCCGGCCCCGCCGGATTCAATGGCACTGATGTCTACACCTACTACGACGGTAGCTATTACCGGCTGTATATGCCGGGTGGCAAGCAGGCTTTTGTTGCTGCTCCAGACACGGCTGTTGTGCAGTTCCTCGGTGCGAACCCACAGACACCATTCACTCCCGCCGATGATAAGGACCTCACCAACAAGAAGTACGTTGATGGGGCTGTCTCAGGAAGTACGGCCTTCCTGAAGACTACCGGCGGGACTATGACGGGCACCATCGTGGCCCCGACCGCAGTCAACACGATGACTTGGGCCACGACCTACAACATCTTTGGTTCCAGCGGTGGCGTTGCTTTCCGCAACAACAACTCCAACTTGCTGCTTATGACCACTGCCAGTGTCGCGGCTGTGGTGCTGCTGGAGGTGCGGGCAACTGGTACAGCCATTCGGTTTGGCTCAGGTGGCCCGACCGTAACCAATGCCTCTGGCGTTGTGTCTATTTCCGCAAACGTGGAGTCCACCGCTGCGGCCCCTACGGCAGCCAGCCACCTGACCCGCAAGGACTACGTTGACGGCAACTTCGCTCCAAAGTTCGTGGCTGATGAGTTGACCCTAGTGGACGAGTTGACGGCATTGCGGGCGGCACTCACGCAGGCACAGTCTGACATAGCAGAACTCAAAGCAAAGGTTGCGTAATGGCTAACGCACTCTACTACTTCGACGGCACAGGCTGGCAGCCGATCTCATCGGGTGGCGGCGGCAGTGTTGGCCCACAGGGTCCAGCCGGTCCCGCTGGTGCCGATGGCAAATCAATCAACGTCTTCGTTCAGACCACCATGCCCACCACTGCCAGCGTGGGTGACCACTGGATTAACGAAGGCGTAACGAAGACCTACCGAACGCTTGACCAAGTAAAGACCTACCGAACTCTTGATGATCTCACTTGAAAGGAACCTGACCAATGGCTGATGTACTTGCATTCAATGGTACTGAGTGGATTTCTCTGCGTGGCCCCGCTGGGACGGCTGGTGCAGACGGTGCAGACGGCCAGCCCGGTGCGGACGGGGCTAAGGGTGATGTCGGTGAAACTGGCCCTGCCGGTGCGGACGGTGCCCCCGGTGAAGCCGGTCCCAAAGGTGACACTGGTGATCAGGGTGTGCCGGGTGAGAAGGGTGACAAAGGCGACTCCGGGTCAGGTGTTACCATCAAGGGAACGGCCACTACCTACCCGCCTGATGCTGCCCCTGATGTTGGTGATATGTGGCTTGCTGGTGATCCGGTTCCGGTTGGCACTCCCGCCAGTTCTTTCGGCCCTGCCCAGCCCGGTGACGGTATCGTCTGGGATTCCACTGCATGGATCAACGTCGGCCCCGTTCGCGGTCCCAAGGGTGAAACTGGCCCCGCCGGTGCTGACGGTGATGACGGAGTTGCCGGTGCCGATGGAGCAAAGGGTGACCCGGGCGAGAAGGGTGAGGCTGGTGTTGACGGTGCCGCTGGTGCGGACGGTGTTGATGGCAAGTCGCAGGAAGTGTACGGGCCGCAGGCTGATGAGCCGGTCGGTGCTGCCAAGGGTGCTATCTGGTTTCAGGTCTAGTTAGGGGTCACTGCCGGGATGGCAATCTCGCCTCCCGGCCCAGAACACTAGGGCAATCCAATGGCTGAAGACGTAAAGATTTTCGACGGCACCAACTGGAAGTCACTGAAAGGTGCAGATGGTGCTGAAGGCCCGACCGTAGTCAGTGCTGATGCTGGCAACGTCGCCAAGCTGGGCACCGATGGCAAGCTCTTGGTCAACCCAGCCGACCTCGATCCCCGCTTCGTGAACCTTACGGGTGACACGATGACGGGTCCGTTGACGGCCCCCTCCATGACTGTCAACGGCAACATCACCTCCAGCGGCACGGCCCACAACTTCGCTCAGGGCTCCATCCCGTCTACAGCATGGGGGCCGATGGTTCTTCTGACCGAAGCTACGACCACGGGCTCTATTGACCGCACAGACGCTGGAAAGATTCTTGTAGCCGCCCCGCCGATCAATCAAGACTTCACGATGACTTTGCCCACGGCGGGCACGGCTGGCATCGTAAGCGGCATGGTGGTGGAGTTGGTTTCCAACATAACGTCAGCCGGAAAGTATTACATTATCCAAGCCCCTGCGGGCGTCAGTCTCTTTTACAACAGCACCCTAGGCGGCTCGGGCGAGGGTACTTTGGGCGGCGGCGTTGCGGCCAAGTGCCGTCTGCGTGGCCCGATGACTTCCATTCGGCTACTGTGCGTTGATAGTTCGACTTGGTGGGCCTTTGGAGACTTGGTGCCGCTATGACTGACGAACTTACCCCCGTTCTCTCGCAAACCTCCGAAAGCAGCCCGCCGATTGATATGGGTGCGGAATCTGCCGGTATTACACAGCCTGACTTTCAGGCAATGCGATTATCCGAGATGGCATACGAAGCCCAACAGGCAGAGTATGCCCGCGAATACGCGGAGCGGTGCGAACTTCTCCGCGCCGCCGTCCTCAAGCTGCCACGGCGAGAGGCCAGCTTATGAGCATCCGCCCTTGGCTGAACTACACCTACCAAATGTTCCGTAGCCAATCGCCGGACATTGGGTATCAGCGCATCGCTTACGCTCAAGGCCGATACGTTGCGGTTGGGCATCAAAAGGCTTTCCCTCCAACAAACTCTGCCAACGCTGGTGGTCCTGTTACCGCTGCGGGATGTTCTTGGTCTACGGACGGGGTAAATTGGACAGACGCAAGGCTCCCATTTGCGGGCACCACTACATATTACAATTCCGTCTCCCATCGAACAGACACTACGAACCCGCTCGGGATTTGGCAGGCGATTAGCCTTGAGGGAATAATAAACGGTGGAGTTCCAGGCGGGGTTGCGCTCACCGCCAATTACGCTGTTTCGACAGACAATGCGGCTACATGGACAACCGATCCGGCTGGGCGGCAGGCGGGGGTGGCCTTTTTCGGCAACTGTTCAATCGGAAATTTATTTTTTGCTCTCGGCCAGACGCAAGCGGGAGTTTCTATAAGCGACAGGGGTACGGGTTTTAGGACTGGAGCATTACGGAGAACAGAGGCGGCAGGCGAGGCTATTTGGTCAAGCGGTGGAGCCAGCAACGCGACGGCTGGAGTTTTCACGAACGGCTATGGTTCGCTTGTCTTCAACAATGGAGCTTACGCCACCATCAGAGATGCCCAGTGGGGCAATCGTGCGCTAGGGGCGGCTGGGAAGTACGCTACCTCGGACACGATTTGGTTCGCCAACGCCAGTGCATGGGTTGCGCTGGTTTCGGAAAACCCCGCCACAAATACTCCGTATCGGTATCGCAACATCTGGGCAACGCGGAACGGAACGGTGTCGTGGACTAGAGAAGCACAGCTACCCTACATCCCAGGCGTCAAGGGGCCTTATTACCAAATGGCACTCGCTTCCAATACTGGAATAATGGCGGTTATTGGGGACGGTGTTCTTCTTGCCAGCCGCAACCTCACCGCGTGGACAGAAATTACGATTCCCGCT